CCTGATCCGCCAGTTCCAGCAGATACATTAGAGGTCATCCAAGTGACAACTCCTCCTAATGCTCTTGCAGTCGTAGCGTTTCCAGCCGCAGCAGCAACATTAGCTAAAAGAGCATTTTCCATATCTCTTTTTAGTTCTTTTGCTGATTTTGCAACCTGGTATGCCAACTCAGTATTTCTACCAGCCGTATTAACTGCATCGTCTGTTGCAGATACTTGACAAGCTTTAGTAGAGATTTGAGTGTAGTTTCCAACCTTAGTTGTAGAAGTAAGCGTAGGATATGAAATCGTAGCTCCTTCAACTTTAGCGTTGGCAGCAACAGCAGTTAAAGTGTCCGTCTGCCATTGGTGTAATGTATTGGTAGCTTTGTTCTTACCAACACCTGACATGAAAGGAGTATCTGTAGGAGATATATTATAAATAATATCCGCTAAGTCTTCCCTTATGCCTGTTGTAGTATATGTCTGTAATACAGCCATTGTTTGTCTCCGTTGTTAAGTGTTACATAAATTTCGCCAAAAGATTTGTAGCATCTCTAGGATTACCACTTCTCTTTAGACGGTTTATTTGATCCAACCTTAACTGACTGATTTTTTCATCCTTCGTTTCTTTAATGCCTGACCTAACCACTTTTGTAGGTTTAACAATTTTTTTAGCCAAATTTGGTTTAGGCCTATTTATATTGTTACGATGGCTCATGCCATCTACAACCACATCAAACATTCGGCTATCATAAATTCCAGAAATTTCTTGATCGTTAAAACCTCTTTCCACCATGTAGTTTCGTAAGTTCGTTTTTAAGGTAGCTCCTTTTACAGGATCTGTAAAATCAGGATATTTTAAATTTACCTTCTTTTGTTCTTCCCTTAAAACATTCTGTAGCTGGTCATTTTGATGAGTGCGTAGCTTTCTTTGAGCTGTGACGATGTTTTCTTTTCTTCGTCTTATTTTTCTCTCAATTTTCGCAGCTTCAGTTGGGTCTTCGTCAAATAGTTTATCTAACTCTTTTGAGTTTATTTCACTATTTATTTCAGCGTTTAAAGTTGCTGTTAGATTATTCAAATCTTCAATCTTGGTTGAATAGTCTTTTGTAAGACGATCTTTGTCAGAAGTTAATTGTCTTTTTTCAATAGCCAATTCCTCTGTCTTGCGTCTATAGTCGGCATCTTTTTGATAACCTGCTTTTAGTTCATCAAGGTTAACATCGATCTTTTCACCATTCACTGTGACTTGGTGTAGATCGGTTACTTGAGTTTCTTCAGCGTTTTCCGCTTCGGATGCTTGTACTTGATCTTCAACTTCCTGAGTTTTTTCCTCAGTTTGAGTTTCAGATTGTGGTTGATCTTCAGATTTTTTTTCAGAAGTTTCCTTTTCAGGTTTAACTTCTACTTCTTTCTTTATATCAACCTTGTCTGCTTTTGCTTTTTGAGGTTCGTCAGTTATCGATTTGTTAATACTCTTTTGATCTAACAATCCCTCAACTGCATTAGCAGCACCTTGCATTGTCTTAGTAGACAATAATGGATTTGCGTCAGACATAAATGTCCTCCTGTGGTTAAGCTCCCTGATTTGGGTTGGCTTATTCTAACCTTGATGATTAGAATTACTTTTCTTTAGAAGTCTGGAATTCAGCTAACTGTTTTTCTGCTAATTTTCCAGTATCAAGAATTTCTTTAAAGTGTTGCTCTACTTTTCCTAGAACCTGATAAGCTAACCATAATTTTTCTCTGGCATCGCTATCATGCACTGCAGTTCTATCCAATAAAGCCTCTGAATAAATTTTTTTAAGAGTTTCAAATGACTCTTGAAAGAGTTTATTCTGTAATATCTGTTTGGCCTGGGATGCCCTGCCCAATTCTTTGGTTCGTTTGTCCTGATCCCTGTTGTCCATTTGTATTTTCAAAACGTTTGGTGAACATACTAGCACTTTTTTCTGCTTGTTCAAGGTTTTTTGATCCTTTAGCAATAATCACCCTGTCTAGTTCAGCTTCCGCTTTTAATTTCGTTGTATCTAATTGTGTATTATATTTCAAGGCTATATCTTTAATCTTAGCTTCAAAGTCTAAGAGACTGTCTTGCGTTCTTTGTTCTAATTCTTTGTATCTTAATTCTATATCCGCAACTTTTCTCTTATTTTCCGCATCAATCCTAGCCATTTCTATTTTTTCAATAGGACTTATTTCTGGAGGAGGAGGTGGAGTCATTAGTTGCTTACCTTTAATAGGATCAATAAAGTAACTTTCGACTGTTTGGAGTCCTGCGTTCTCAATAACTTTAGATAAAGTGTTATAAATATTTTTCATCGTTACCATAGGGTAGTCCCTTCGGCCTTGCAGTTCAAAAGCCTGAATTTGTTTTTGTAAAATATTATTTAACATCATTATTTGTTGTTCTTTTGTGCCTGTTCCCAAACCTACCGTAATCGTTACGTTGAAACGGTCTTTCCATTCAGTCGGTAAAACAGGAATATATTCTCCATTTAACTGAATGATTTTTTCTTTGTCTTGATATTTAACTGAAAGAGCAAACATCTTTCTAAACAAATCTTTCACACCAGTTTCTGCAAAAATTCTAGCTACTAATTCAGAACGCATTTGCGTTTGATTCATAATAGCACTAATTCCTGTTGCTGTTTTGTTTAAACTTTCAGAATCCAAACCTTGATTATATTTAGTAACTCCAGTTCTAACTTCTCTGACTTGATCTAAATATTCTAATAAAGGAAAGGCTTGTTGGGAAATCGGTTGAGCCTGTATAGGTTGCATCACTTGGTTAGGAGGTTGTTTTGTTCTAACCACACCACCAGGTCTAGTCGTTAAGAGATCATCCATGTTTACCATACCATCCATGATTGCAACTCTATTGTTATTAGTTAGATACATATTATCTAACAGTTGTCTCATCACTGTAGATTTCATTAATTGAATGTCTTCTACTAATTCAGCAATAGAACGACCATAAAATCTATGCGGCATTGGGATTGGTGTAACCGATACAAAAGGAATTTGATCGCATGGCACATTTTCTAAAATAGTATAAGCACTAGATCCTACCGAAACGACTTTTCTTAATTCTGCAATTCCATCTCCATCATAATCATAACGAATATAATTTTCATAAATTTCAATTTTTTGTGTGGAAGGATCGTTGGAGGTATCGTAAGGATAATCTTCGATGTTTCTAAATCTTGCTAATTTTTCAGTATTAAGAATGGTTGAATCTGATGTTGGTAAATTATAAACTTCATCTTTATCATAACCCATTTCAACTAATTGGGTTCTAGTCAGTTGAACTCTATGACCTACATATTCAGCATCTTCTAATTTAACCGCAGACTTATCAATTAAAAATTCTTCAGGAGGAATAGACTCTACTTTAATCTTTCCTTTTTTATTTATTCTTTTAATTTTACAATCATGAAGTTGAGGTAAAGGAATATCCATATCCATTCCCTGTACCGCCATTTGTTCTTCAAATTGTTCTATTGCTTTATCAGCTTGTTCATCATCTCTTACTTCTTCTTCAAGAATTTCTACTTCAGGATTATCAACTAAAACTTTATATTCTTCATCGGTTAAGTTTTTATAAGTTTCATGTTCGACTTCTTGCGTTTCATCATAAAAGATTTTTAATATTCCATTTTTTTCTATAAGGGCATCTTTGAAAAAATTATACAAAAGAGTAAAGCCATCATTTTCTTTATAAAAAATATGATTCAGATAAGCCGTTGCTTGATCGGCAATAGGTTCATCTTCAGCTCTGACTGGTTCGCATCGCACCACCTTATCGGATGATGTAAAAACTCTTAATAAATTGGGTAATAAACTTTCAACCGTATCAGCGACATCGGTGCTAACGACTTGGCTTCTTCCAGCCATTTCATTTCCTAATGGATCGCCTTGATAATATTCTAATGATTTTTCTCTTTGATCGGATAACAATCCTCCAAGATAACCAATAGCGTTATTGATTTGTCCTTGAAGAATACTGCGTAATGTGGGGTCTTCTAATTTTAGAATTTTTTTTGCCATGATTAAACTACGTAACTTGTATCAACTTTAATTTTCTTTTTCCAGTCACTTACTTTTCCTCCAAAAAAAGTACATCCTGTTCTAAAAGCATCTGAAGGATGGGAAGCAAAATTGTGCGTTGGTCGGTTCTTAAAGCACTGATTTCTTTCATCCCATTTTTTTTGGTAAGCCTTCAACGCTTCAGTTCCCTGATAAGTTTTGTTTTTGTCGAAATAGCATTGGGGTAGAGTTTTCCGCACCATTTCAATTCCATCTTCGATTGAAAGTTTTGGAGCTACATCAAATGATATACCCAATTCCAAAGCCGTTTCCAACCTTGATTTACCATAAGCTCCTAATTCTCTTACTTTTATATCATGCGGAGCTATATGTCTATCATATTTATAATGTTTTGAATCTAAAATGTCAGCATAAAAATCCAAGCCTTCCCCAGAACTTTCATAATAGTCTATAATTCTAAGTTGGTTTTGCAAACGCTGAACAAACCAAATAGCAGTAGAATCTTTAAGACCTAAATCCCACCAGGTTTCAGTTTTTAAATTTTCATCGTAAGGAACATCGGTAATCCTATTGGATTCTTCAAGCTCCTCAATGATTTTTCCATAGTAAGATCCAGTAATAGCAGCTTGAAACGAACATTCAAATTCCTGTTCGTACAAATCTTTTGACATAACCGCTTTCGCAGCCAACAATTCCTTATTGTCCAATACCTTAGTTTGGGAAGCTCTGTAGGTCGCAGTCCACCAGTCGTTTTCTGTTTCTGCCTGTTTATGAAGTTTGTAAAAGTAGTTTTGGCCTTTGGGCGTTCCTATAAAAATGCACCAACCTTTTCTATCGGCTAAAGCTGGTCGAATAATTTCTGGGAAAAGGGATGGGCTAATGTTCTGGGTCTCATCAAAAATACAGCCATCTAAAAAGATACCCCTTAATGCCTGGTCATTTTCGGCACCCAGTATGGTAATTCTTGAGCCATTAGGAAAATCGCATCTCAGTTCTGATTCGTTAAATTTTATATAAGGAATATTTCTGCTGTAATTTTTAATATAGTCCCATGCCGTACTTTTGCCTTGTTTGAAAGTGGGTGCGATAAAGGCGTATCTAGGATTCGGCTGTGGGTTAGTTAGGGCGGCTCTAATCAGATGGTTGATGCACAACACCGTTTTGCCAGACCGTCTATGTGCGACAATGACGTTAAATCGGCTCTTAGGGATTTGGTTGTGTAAAAATCTTTGTAACCTTCTGGGCTTGTAGGGAATAACAACTTCAGGCATTTAAAACAAAACCCCCCATCATACCTGATACCATTCATATTTTATAGTTAATTCTTCTTCAGGTTTAATATCTTGAATCGTTATTAAATTCCACTTCTTGAAATCAAGCGTCATCTTGGGATTGTCCATGTTAGTAAAGCCCAGTTTAACCTTTTTACAGTTAGGGTTATCAGAATGATTAATGAAACCGCCAAGCGGTGTGCGAATTATTTGTGAACCAAATTCCAGATGCGACATCCCTAGGTTGGTTCCTTGTTTAATAAGAATTGTGGTAAAAACCCCCAGCCCTTGAATAGAACTGGATTTAATCGTTAAACCAAAAGGCAACGGCTTGTAATTGGCCATCGCTAATGAATAGTTGTATTAGGTGGGATTTGCAAGGAGTTAAATTGATCGGAGGTTTTGATACCCAGTTCTTCCACCATGAACGTACTGAACTTCTTGGCTTGTTCATAGCTGTCGAATCCTGAGAAATGAATACTCACAGACTGGTTTTTTTCTGAGATCAGAACTATGGCCGAAATGTGGCCGTTATCTAAAAATTCAAACATGATTTTTTAAAGTTGGTTGTGTTTACCTCCTAATATAATAAAAAAACCATGCGTACAACCTTTGGTGCGTACCTCTTTTTTGACGTATGGGTGTTAGCTTTCCTTCGTTTAATTCTGGTTGTGCTGATAACGTCTCACTTATCAGTGCCTCATTATGCTAGAAAAATCTGAACCTAAACTGATATGGTTCTAGTTTGAGTTTATTTTTTTTCTTTTATCTACTCTATAGATTGCAACGCAACTTTGTTTGCACAAAGGT